GCGTCTTGCGGCCCGCGCATGGAACGCACAACGCCATAGCGCCGGTTGTCCCGGTCAACATAGGCCGATTGCGCTACCGTGCACTTTTTTGGGCGGCCCTTGCTGTCCTTGTACTGGCTCGGGCCGTGATCCAGGATCGCCCCGCTGATGAACACGGTCTTGCACCATTCACCTTTCCATAGGTGGTAGTGCTCAAATACTAGCACGCGGCGTTTCTGTTTATCCGCCCATGACCACGCCCGGTTCGGCCGGTCCTTGTACGTCTCAGTGACGCTCGGCGACATGTCGATTGACGCCGAAATGTCCTTGGCGTTATCGGGGTAAATCTCTGTCAGCGCGTCCATCCATTTGGCGAGGCCGTCATAGCGCGCGTCGGCGAAGTCTTTCTCCCGCGAATATGGGTCGTAATAGTACTCTTCCGGCCGCGCGGCCTTCATGCGAATCTCGCGATCCTGATCCGCCTCGATCATGCCCACGACGACACCCCAGATCAGATACGACACGCGATGCTCGCGCTTGATTGTGCTGAACCGGTTTAGGTCGTCCACATATCTCAGGCTATCCGTTGCCACCTCGGAGGATTTTTGGTCCTTGGGGGTGCGTCCCCAGGCTTTTGGATCAACGCGGCCTCGCTCGGCAATTCCGCAGAGGGAGTTGACGGCCGGCTTGACCTCATTGAATACAAGCGCAGGCTGGTTGCGGGCTTCCAGGGTTCGGATTTCGTCGTCGGTCCACTGCTTGTCGTCATAGTAATCCTGGTCTTTCTGGCTCTCCCGGCGCGCGTCGTCCAGTAGGTCCATGGACGCGCTGACCTGGTTCTTGAGCGTCTCCAGCTTCGGCGGCTCGGCCTGTTGCTGTGGCTGTTCGATCGGTAGGGCTTGGCCCATTTAGGCTGTTCTCCAATTCCCGCGCTTCACGCTGCGATGTCTCGAATAGGTATCGTCCGGGTTGCCGGGCTTGACCGTCACTTTCATAATCGCCGGGTGCGCGTCGTAAACCGCGCGCCCGATCAGGCTGCAACAGTCCACGGCGTCGTCGTTCTTGCCGGCCGGGAAGCGGATCAACTGATCAACCACGTCGCTCGCCCATTGCGTGTTCGGGAAGCTCACCTTGCCCGATGCGGCTAGGGCCTGGAATGCCCGCGCCCGTGTGGGCTTGTCGTGAATGCTCGGCTGCCATTCGATCGAACACCACGCCCGACGCTGTTCCATGCGCTTGGTGATGATGCTTTCCAAGGCGCGCTTGATGACGCCGCTTTCGGCGAACCATGTGAGCGGCTTGTGCTTGAGGATGGTGTCCATCCAGCGCTCAATCCACTCACTCGCATCGGTCTGCCCGCGCCACCAATCGACCGCGTAGATCGTGCTATCGTGTCCCACACCCCAAACCGCGTGCTCGGTGTAGTCGCCCCCGCCATCCGTGACCGCGAAGTCGGATGTCCCGAATAGGTTAACGCGGGGCAGTTCGTCGTGGCGTTTGATCCATTCGCGCCTGAAGAATGTGCCATCTTCGGGCTGCGGATTTTGCTGGTAGAGCGAACTCCAGAACCGGGGCAGCGAATTTGCTCGGATGCGTTCGAGCGACTCGATTGGGTAGGCCTCCGGCCAGAGCGCCGCCCCGGAACTGTCTATTGCCGGTAGTTCGACAATCTCCCATTTGTCGCCGCCGGAATTCTGCTGCTCAATCATGTAGCCCGACAAGTCGTCTTCGTGCATCCGATGGTTAATGGCGATGATCGCGCCGCCGGGCATGAGGCGATTGTAGACAGAGCCCTGATACCATTCTTTAACGCGCTTGCGGGCTAGTTCGTTTTGCGCGTCTTCCATGCTGCCGAACGGGTCGTCGATCACGAATTCGTCGGCGCCCTTGCCGATGATCTGGCTGCCCACGCCGACCGCGTAGAACACCCCGCCCTGCTTAGTGTGCCAGCGCCCCGATGCCTGGCTGTCTTCGGCCAAGGCCACGCCGGGGAACACGCGGGCGTACTCCTCGCACTTGATGATGTTGCGGACCTCTCGGCCCACATCCGTGGCGAAGCTCTCAGATGCGCTCGCCACAATGATCTGTCGCGTCGGGTTTCGGCCCAATGACCACGCGGGATAGCGGCGGCTGGCTAGCTCTGTCTTGCCGTGCCTCGGTGGCAACAGCAGCATCAGGCGGTCAATCTCGCGGCGCTCTACCCGTTCGAGCTGCTCGGCGATGATGCGATGATGGCGAGCGGTCTTGTAGCGGTCGTAGGTGTATTCGGTAAAATCAATGAGGCTTCGACGCGCCCGGACCCGACGCCGCTTTTCCTCCAGCAATTCGAGCAGCCCGAAGTCTGGCGATTTCGCCGTCAAGCTCTCGCTCGGTCCATTCTTCAGGGTTGCGTTCATGAATAGTCGTAACGTCCATCGAAATGTTCGGTTTGCCGTCAATGCGGTCGCCGATTTCCTTCATGGCCTGCAAATCGCCCTCGGCTGCCGCAAGCACGCATTTCTCGGCGATCTTGGACAGCAAGACGCGGCCGTCTTTGTCGGTACGCTTGACGGCGACCATAAGCGCGTCGCGCCAAAGCTTGTCAGGCTTCCCGCCTTTTGATGGTGTATCCCGAACTGCCATGGTTTAGCCGTTAACCTATTGCCCGCGAAAGATTATTGCGCGGCTTAAATCCCATACCTCGTGCCGACAATGGCATTCTCTGACCGATCACGGATCACGATGCGGTCTTGCCGTACCTGGCTGCCCGATGTCGTAACCTTGATGTCGACATATCCCGTGCCCTTGAGCCTCTGGGTTGACGTGGTCGTTGTGTTGGCTGTGCCGGCGATGGTGGTGCCGAATGCCGTGCGCGCGACCGAACTGATCGTCTCGCTGCCCAACCAGTTCGCGTAATCGAGCACATAGGACAGGTCGTCATCCTCGCGCTGATAGGCGGACCATAGGGCCTCGCCCTCGCGAGATACGCCACGGTAGGACGCCCGACCATTTTCGGCGAGGATGATTGTGCGATCCGTCATTTGGTCCCAATGGTTAACAATGTCTTAACAGATTTGGACGAGGGGAGTTTTGCAATGTGCGGGGACGGCGTATCCGCCCGCTGGGTACCGTTCGCGTCGCTGCGCCCCCTGGCGCCACGCGGATCAACGGCCTTGACCTGAGGTGTGTCTAGCACGGTGTCCCCGTGATTGCAAGGGACATGGTTTCCCGTGCAACCTCCCCTTGGGCCTGTACCCGATACGCCTAGCCGCCGCCATGCGCTTGGCGATCTGATAGCCGCGCATCCGCTGTTGATGGGGCGGCTTCATCATGTGCATCCATACCGGATTGCGGGCGGTGATGTTGCGAAGCAGTTTCGCTTCTATATCGCTCGTCACGATGATCACTCCTTCAACGCGGCGTCGATCATGGCGGCCCACACGTCGAAGTCTCCCCACGTTGAAGCATCAAGCCAATCAGGCCGAGATGCCATCACCATCGCCTCGGTCGGCTCGCGCATCGCGGCGATGGCGGCGCGGGCTTGAGCGATGGCGCGGTTGCCGTTGCACCAGTTGTTTCCCTCGGGCTCTCCAAGCAACGGGCATGTGCATTTGAACCCGTCAACATTCTGCGTCTCACAGATCACACGCGCCACGCGCTCAATCATCTCGCTCATCCGACCGCCTCCAAATCCCTGACCATCACAGTCATCTCCGCACGCCGTCCGCCTCGGGTGAATTCGAGCAATGCGCGATGGCCTTTGATGCGCAGCACCTTCGCGCTTTCACCCTTGAGCACGCCGTGCAACAGCTTGGCGAATTGGCCCGGGACGATCTTGCGAACCTCCGTCACCTTGCTGGCCTCGTTGGCCGTGTCGCGGATTGCATCCATCTGATCGTCCCTGAGATATGAGGTTCGGAATACGCTGATCTTGATACGAGCCGTCTCGAAAGCCTCTTTCCTGAATGTGCTATCGTGCTGCACGAAGGCGTAGCCGGGGAACAATGGCAAAGCGTATTCCATCATCGCCCCCCGGTGGCCGTATCGGTTTCGCCGCCGCTCGATGTACTGCGGGCAATAGGCGATGTACCCGGCCGCCGTCATCGCGGAGCACACGGCGAACTCGGCCCCGGCGTAAATGCGCATCACGTGCCAGCGGGTCATTTGCGCACCAAACCGAAATCCCTTGTTTTGATTTTTACCATTCGTCCGTCTGGGTGATGCCAGACGATGCCCTCAATGTTGGCTGTGCGAAGATAATCGCGGATTCCGACAAAATCACGAGGCGGTGCAATCTGATCGGCCCCATGTCGAATTAAACTGTGCTCAGATACGCTTTCCGGGTTGCCCTGCAATTTTGGGCCTATCAATTCATAGGTGCCATCAGACAAGCCGGCCAAAGAAACTTCTCGATGCCATTTGTCCTCCGGGCCAATACCAACATGCACCCACCCAGGCCAATGCCCGGTCACTTGGTCTGGGTCTTGTGCAGGCTCGAAACCTAACGGCGGAACCTTTCCATGCTTCGCGTCATAGCGTTTGTAAAGACGACCACCCCGGACAAGGCAAGATGTGCCATCCCACTTTCTAGTTGCCACGCCTTCGCCTTCAACTACCCATTCAGCGCCTGGCACGATTTCATCACGCACCAATTTGTCGCCGTCATAATTGCGCTGAAACAGGCTGATGATTTTTTTCATATCTCCGATCTCCACGGCATGATTTTGGAATGCAAATCCCCGTCGCACGGACCGGGCTGTGAAAGCGCGTTGGCGAGGGGTTCGGATCGCTCCAATTCACGCTCCAATTCGGCGGCCTCGGATTTGAATTCTTCGCGGA